CTAGGCTTGTTCTTTTAATGAATTAATAATATCAGTGTCCCATCCATTTTTATTAAATTCCTTTACTATAGTGTCTATTAAAATATCTGCTTGTTCTTTAGATATTGTTATTTTATTTCTATTTAACCATTCTAATACCCACTCTTTTTTTAATTTTCCCTGACCTTTTTCTTTGTAGATAGTTTCAGCAAATTTCACAGCCATTAAAGTCCAAAACTTTGCTTGTTCTTTTTGCTCTTTGCTTACATTCGCATCTAAAAACTTTTTGGCTGATGGCACAATATAAACTGAAAGTACTATTAAACCAACTTTTAATAACAATACTAATATTTCAAAATATTCTTTCTTCATTTTTTATTTTCCCCTTTCAAAAAATGCCCCACAAATCGAATTTTAAGAGCTTTTATTTATCTACTAATCCAATTACATAGCTTTCAATTTAAAATTAAAAATAGATAGCATTTTATCGCTATCTATTAACTTAACCACTTTCATAATCATTATTTTTACTTTTTTTAGATTTTTTTCTACTTTCCCCCTGAGTTTCTAACATTTCTTGCTTTAACTCTTCTAACAACTCTTCTTTTTGCTGCCATTTCTTTAATTTAGAATACTCCCCTTGCTGTTTTAGTAATTGATGAACACCTACGCTAGTTGTTCCGAGAAAAACACCTTGCCCAATAGACATTAATATCCATACAATCATTTGAACAATATTCATTGCATCATACTTATTGGCCAAGCTTGTTATCATTGCAAGAGGTATTCCTACTATCGATAAAATAGTAGGAATTAAACTATCCGAAATCCTGTTGCTTTTCTTTAATATACTTCCTAAAACCATAAGAACCGGAACCATAAACACGAGTTCCGGACTTAAGTATTCCTTTAGCGTGTATAACACTTCTTGCATAGTTACCTCCTATACAACATCTATTCTTCCGTTATTCCACTTAACAGTCATACCAAGACTTTCAAAAAATTCACGAACAGGCACTTCAATATTTTTTAGTTTTATATATGAAACTCCATTTTTTATATATGGACTAATTTTAGTTTGCTTGCCTGCAACATATAAAAGAGCGTATTGTTGACTATTGCCTTCTTTAGATTGCACTGTACTAGCTTCTAAAGATTTAACTCTATAAGCTCTTTGCCATCCAAGTCTTTTAATGCTTGTTATTTTTGCCCTAGGCTTAATGGCTTCTAATACTTTGCCACCGCCTAGATAAACTCCGGTATGACCATAGTAATTTGAGTCTGTTGTGCCCGGTCTTTGCCACCACAACAAATCACCCCTTTGTATTTGGTTCATTGGGATTTGATGCATTCTAGGGTCTCCATCTCTCATAAATTTGGTTGATATAGTTCGTGTAGTTTGGCTTTCATCTAGTAGTCCTGTTGCTTTTAGTGCCTTGTAAGGAATAGATGAACAATCACTAAATCCCGGCATCATTCTTTTAAGTTGTGAATATAAATCCCCTTCATATTTCATACATGCTGCAATAAACCTCTCTACTTTTTTGTTATCTAACATTTTTACCTCCTATTTAAATAGTCCGTGTTGAACTGCATAAAAAAAGAAGCTTACAAAGCTTCCTACTAATAACCCCATTCCCCAACGCATAGTTGAGATAAGATTATCCATTTTATCTATTAAGTTTTCTATCTTTTCATCTGTCCTACTATTGTGTTGTTCTATTGAGTCAATTCTTTTTGAATGGTCGTTTATTCTTATTTCATTCCTATTAACTTTTTCTAACAGATGCTGTCTATATATTTCACATTGTTTTTCATCCATAATTCACCCCGTTTTGAAACACTAAAAAAGACAACCCCTAAGGATTGCCTATTCTCTAAAACAATTCACTATGTGAACCAGTTCTATTTAAAATTAATATTAAATTATCTTCTACCTTTTCATAAATCAACAACCAATCAGGTCCGATATGGCACTCTCTGCACCCTGTATAATTGCCTATCAATTTATGGTCTTTATATTTTCCATCTAAAACTATATCATTTGCCAAACATTCCACAACAAAATATAGTTTTTCTATATCTAGCCCAGACTTTTTTATCTTTTTTAAATCTTTTTTAAAGCTAGACCTAATTTGAATCTTTCTTTTCATAAACTATCCACAAAATTTTTAAAATCATCCATATTGTCAAACTCTGCAACTATAGGATTTGTTTCTTTTATCTCAAAAGGAATTTTTCTATCATTAACAACAGCCTTAGCAAATACATTAAATGCAGTTGACATACTCATCCCCATAGAATCGCAAACCCTTGAAAATTCATTTTTTAAATTTTCTTCCAGTCTAATATTTAAATTTACATTTGCCATATAATCATCCCCTTAAAATAATTATATCATTTTACACGCATTTGTAAATAAATATTACATTTTAATTATAAGGGCAACAAAAAAGACAGTAGCTTAATCTGTTGCCCTGTCTTTTCTTAAATTTCTATGCCAGTTTCTTTTAATACTGCCATAACAGCTTCTTTTATTCCAAAGATTGTTGGAACTTGTTCTAGTTTGTAAGTGCCTGCCATAACAAGTGTCACCCAGCATTTAACTACTGCACTATCTTTACCTAGCTTAAACATTGTCTTTCACCTCACTTTCCTTCGATTACATTTGTAACAACTTCTCTTAAATTCCATAAGTCCGGAACATCCTTAAGAGACTTTGTTTTATTTTGAATTAACATAACCCAACATTTTACAACCATGCTATCCTTAGTAAATTTCATTATTTCATTCCTCCCATCATGCTCATTGAAATCATTGTAGTAAGCTCTGCAATTGCTTTAGCGTTGTCCTCTTGTTGCTTCTGTATCATTGTAGTTATTTCAGTTGCAAGCATTGCACTTTGCATCTTACCCGATTTACTATCCTCTTCTATCTTTTCTAAACTCTTTACTATCTCAGGGTCTGTTATCTTAGCTATTACCTTATCAACTCGCCCCTCTTTTAACCCTTGCACCTCACTAAGAGGTAAGTTGTCTCCAATAATCTTTAACATTATTCATAACCTCCACTTATCCCTCTAACTTCACTCTTTAAGCTATCGTCAGACTTTTTAGTAATAGTCACATGAATAGCAATCCTCCAAGGCTTTGCTTTAGTCTTATTTGAATTTGTGTATTGATGTACCATTTTAGCAAGTGCTTTTTGAGTAATATCTTCCCATACAGCACTCTCTGCATCATTGTAGTTATTACAAGCTTTTATGCTAACTACATCGCCCTCAGCTACTGTGCTATTAAGTATTGCAAGTATCTTCTTAGCTGCAACATCAGTCTCCTTTACAATTAAAATAAACTCAAGTTTGTTTACTTGTTTAAAAAAGAACCCTATTTTTTCAGAAACTCCACCTTGGCTATCCTTAGCCACGATTTTTATCGCATGAAGTCCTTTTGAAAGTCTTACAAATTTTTCTTTATCTATAGTTAAGGTGTTCATCTTTCCATCTGTCACATTTTCATTAGTTTCAATTACTTTTCCGTCTAAATAAATTACACTTGAAATCTTGTCTTTTTCTAAATCTGAGATAGAGTATTTAAGAGTAAATTCTTTGTCTTTTATCCCTAAATCTCCATTAGTACCACCTATAATAGGAGGTTGATTACTCCTTGTGAAAGTAAGTTTTCTATAAGTTATTCCTGTTTTGCCATCATCAGCACGAATTATTATTTCATTTTTTCTTCCAAGTTCAAGAGTAGCAAGCTTTTCAGTTGAAATAGTAACGCTCTGTTCTTCATTCTGAGCGTTTGAAATATTTTTTATTTCCTCTCCATTTAAAGTCACGATTACAGATACTGAGTCATTATTACTATCTTTTACTGTGAAAGTTTCTGTAAATGCAGTATTTTTATTTCCTAAATCTCTATCCTCTCCACTGATTATTGGCGCTGAGTTTGATTTATAGAAAGTGTATGTCCTCTCTGTAGTTGCTTTAGTATCTGTAGCCACAATTCTTATTGTGTGCTTTCCAAGGTTAAATCCTGATAAGTCAACTCTATATATATTCTTGATTCCACTTGTAATGCTTTTTGCACTGACTTTTTTAACAGTATCTTCATAGATGTCTACTTTTAATGCATCTCCACTATCCATGTCTGTTACGATATATTCAATGTCGAAGTTTTCTGTTTTAGAACCTAAATCTAAATTAGAACCTGAAACGCTCGGCGCTTGATTATCAATGCCTTTATATACATACCAATAATCACCGCTAACACCATCTTTAGGATAAGCATTAGCATTAGTAGATTTAACATCTCCAAGATAAGAACCTTTTGAAGTAGTTATTTTTTCTTTAAGATAATAAACTATACCTATTATTTCACTAAAATTTTCCCATTCTCCGTCTATTTTAGTTGATTTACCATGTTGTATATCACTGTCGCGAGCTTCAATTCTATAATTAGATTTAGAGTAAGTAGCAGTTGCGCCGCCGTTTCCTCCGTGTCCTCCAAACTCTAAAAAATCAGCCCCTCTTGGGAGTGTATCTCCCCTCAACCATTCAACGTTCGAAACTAGGTATCCTCTAAATGATTTTTTTATTGCAGGACTTTCTTTATAAGTGATATTCTCATTATATGGGTCTCTACTAAGCCAATCACCAAAATAACAAATTTTTCCATTCGTATATCCTATCCCGACAATCTTAGGTGTTAATGGATTGACAAATCTTAATGTCTTTACCCCAAGATTTTCTTCAACATATCCCCTATCTACAACTTTTCTATACTTCCCCCATAAATGATTTACCATCTAATCACTCCTTCCATTAAAAAAGACAAGTCTTCAAACTTGTCTATGTTTACTATATATTTAATTGTGGTATAATTTAATTAAAGAGGACACCGTTAATACTTTACAGTACAAGCGACGGTAGCCCTAAAGGATATTTTTATTTTAATACCACTTGTAGTGCTAGTACAGGTGGTATTTTTATGTCCTAATTCTTTTTAACAAGCGTTAGGATGGCTATTATAAGTGTTGTAATCTTAATCAATAAAGATAAGATTTCATAATCACTCATAACGCACCTCCCAAATTTTATATTGGGCGACCATCTGTATGTCCTCATTCATATTATACTCATTTTAAATTTACATATCAATAAAGCAACCCCTAAGGATTGCCTTAAATTAACTATTTAATTATCTTATTTTCAACAAAACTTTTAAAAGCTTCCTTGCTTATTTCTCCACTTGCTACTTCAAGACCAAGTTTAATAATATCTAAATTACTCATTATGTGATTTATTTCATTTATTTCTAATAAATATAGTAAAATCATAACTCCAATTCTCTTATTACCATCAATAAAACAATGATTTTTAATTAAAGAATAAGAAACTTGTATAATCTTATCAATTATAGTTGGATAAAGTTCAATGCCTTCATAAGTTTGAAAAACACTTTCAATAGAAGATTTTAATAAGTTCATTTCTCTTATGCCTTTTGAACCACCATATCTAAATATAAGCTTCTCTTGAAGTTTTATTACCTCATCTACACTTACATATTTCATTTAGCGAGTTCCTTAAAAGCTTCATCATATTTGTTCATAATTCTATCTTCAATGCTACTATTTTCAATTGATAAACTAAGTGGTAAAGCATTATGCCTAATAGATTGTTTTATGAACATGTTGATTGCAACGGACACGTTCATTCCAAGTTCTGAAACTAAATCACTGAATACATCTTTATCTTTATCATCAACACTAATCGTCAAATTAACCTTACTCATATAATCACCTCTTATGGGTATTATACGCTTATCACACAATAATTACAATGTATTACACATGTCTACAAATGAATTTATACACTTAGAACCCCTCTATCTTCGTCATAATATCCATCTAAAATTAATATATTATCTCCCAAATCCTTAAGAGTAGCTACAAACTGAATAGCTAAAAAACCATTTAGGATTGCTCCGTCACTTGCATCACCCTTTAAAGTCAGTGCTAAAATTCTTTCATTTACCCAATTTTTCCACTTATAAAGCAAGTCGACTCCAACATCAACGTTGCCTAAATTCCTTGCACTAAGAGGTAAACCCTCTTGAATAACCTCTCCAAAACATGGCTCTAAAGTTACAATCTTGTTGCCTTTGTTGTCCGTACCCCTCTCAACTAGAGAAAAAGTCCAAGGATTCTCAACGATTTCATCATCAAACTCTGTCATTGTGTACGTTGCATTGTTTATGTCCTCTTGTTTTGTCGGTATCCCAAAATAAGGATTCTCTTTTAAATCAATGTTTGCCATTTAGCACCTCGTTTTCTACTCTAATTTCAATAACTGCAATAAAACCCTCTCTGGTATTTTTTATAATCTCCATATCTTGTGTTTGTAAAATATCTCCATCTTTGTCTATAATTTCAACCTTAGTTACCGTTCCTTTTTGAACAGAGAGACTAACAAACACCTTTACAATATTCTCATTAACTGTCTTTTTTATAATATTACCTGCGCTTTTTACTCCATCAATATATATGTTTGCACTAGATATATCTTCATGCAGTTTCTTAGCACGTTTACTAAGTTGCTCAACCGGTATCATTTATTCACTACACCCCCTGATTTAATCTCATTAACTCTAACTTGTCTATTATTTCTAATATTAGAACCGTTAGACACTTTAATAACATCACTAAATTTCTTACCTTTATATGCCTGATTTGGCACTCTGCCACACGGCGGTTCACTTACCATCCAGTATTTAGATTTGTATACGTCTGTTTTTTCTTTGTAGATGAATTTATCTAATCTATACAATCTAAAGGTTAATAGTAAATTGGCTGGAATTATTTTTCTTAGTTCATTTCCAAGCCATGGTACGTCAAATACACCTCTCTGTATCTTTAATTCAAAAATTAATTCATAGTCATTATAAGCAAACTCTATCTCATGTTTCCCATTCCCTATAGCAGAATCTAACCACTTTAATAAGGTTCTATGAGTCCATTTTATTTTTCTATTCCATAATAAATAAACTCTCTTCCTTCGTTCATTTAAGCTAATATCATTATCAGATGAAATCCCTAACATCCTCTCATATCTTAAAATCCCATATTCGCTAGCTTGTAAAATAAACCTATCCGCATACGTTTTTAATACTCTTCTAGCTAAAAAATCAAATTCTAAGTCTTCACTGTCAGTCCATTCTATCCAGTCAGAAGACTTAGCAATAGTTTCATAGTCATTATACTTAGCTAAATCTACTTTTCTTGCTACCTCAAGTTCTCTTCCTGAAAAATCTTCTTCTGTATCAAAATACCATATCTTTTCAAAGCTTCTCTTATCCTCCATTAACTATCACCGCATTTAAAAATGGAATCTCAGCTTCACCCAAAATTCCATTACGTTCATATTCATTTAGTTTTGTATCTAAAACATCAATCACACCATCTACATCTAAAATCAAAGACTCTAGTTTAGAGATTCTTACTATTGTAGATTTTTCTTTTTCCCATTCTTTTCTTAGCTGTAAAAAATAAGGCTCTAAAGCACTTTTTATTTTTTCAGAAATCCCATCAGATAAAACATCATCTCTAAGTGTCAATTTTAAAGATAAATTTAATTCTTTTTTGTTAGCTCCTCCAACAGTGACTAGATGCCCTATAGGTGCAAGTCCGTATCCTAATTGATGATGTGCAACCGGATCTAAAAGTTCTTGAACTTTTCCAATTAACTCTCTAGACGGAGAATTAAACTTAGAATCTGTAAAGACTATCTTAACTGTTCCTCCACCATTCCATACCGGATATACTTTAACCCCTCCAACACCTTCTATTGCATGGCACCAATCAAGATACTGATCTATATTGCCGCCATACGCATTAGTTTTTATGTGCCTAAAATATCTCTCCCTAAAATCCTCAGTATCTTCCTCTTCTTCTCCAGGCTTAATAACACTAACTATATAAGCATGTTTGAGATTTCTAATAGTATCTATTGGTATTAACTTTCCATGTGGGATATTCCCTACTTCTCCATATTCTTCACACACAAGCTCATAATAAAATTTTCCACTTCTTTCTTCTAAAAAGTTAGTTGCCATAAAATTGATATTATCAAAATTAAACCTAGCGTTTATTGGTAATTTAATGTCAAATTCACCCTTAACAATAGCTTGTGTTGACGGAAATGGCTTAAGTGCTCTATCTCTTGCAATAGCTATAAGGCTAGTCCTATCAGCGGTATCACCAAACATATTCTTTAATATATAATCAAGTTCCATGTATATCAAAGAAAGCTCTATAGAACCAGGTGCCATTGCATCATAAATTATAGAACCCTCTCGCTTATCTCTAGAATTGTCAACTCTAGATAACATTCTATTCAAAAGAAAATCAGCAGAGAATTCGTCAAATTGTGCATTATACTCCATCTGTGCCATTTAATCACCCCCTAATCAATGTTGTCATAATCAAACTTCCAATCATTAGTTATTTCAATATCTCCGTAAATAGAATTAACAACAAAACTAATTGACAGATTATCTTTATAAGATTTTTCTTTTATATACTTAAAATCAGTAACAGAATTTATCCTATCATCTCTAATAAGACATTCCTCTATTCTCCTTATAAGTTCAACATAAGCAAAATTTTTAGGCTTTCCAAATAGATCTTGTAATTCAATTCCAAATGTAGGGTAGATTAAATGCACTCCGTATTCAGTATTTAGATTTTTATAAATCATTTGTTTTAACGCTTCTTTTCCGTCTATATTTCCGTAAATTCTTTTAGAATTAACATGCATTCTATAAGTCTTTGTAGCAGATATTTTTTCTTCTATCCCTAGTTTCATAGCTAAATTAATATCATTTTGTTCAGGAATCATAAAATCACTTCCTTATACCTTTATCATGTTTGATTTCTATTATTTCTCCCTCAAATAATTCAATAGTACCTTCTGTTACCAAAGTTGTAGAGCCATCTGAACAATTACCTTTCAGTTTGCACTTAACATTACCTTTTAACTTATGAGTTCCATCAAAGTAATAATCTTCACCATTTGAACCTTGTGGACTTGATGCTTCATACATGTAATACCACACTTGTCCTTCCTGGTTAGATTGAAAAACAAAATAATGTCCTACTTCTTCTTCTGTAAACTTCCTATATCTAGGGACCACAAGAAATTCCTCTTTTAATTCCACATCATCATCTCTTTTAAATGTAAGAGGTTCTAAAGATTCAAGTTTAGCATGCACTAAATTAGAAAAAGTAAGCGTTGATATATAATCTGCAGCTATTTTAGAAATTACATTTTTTAATTTATTAATATCAAACTCACTCATTTAATCACCCCTTATATCTAAAAGCTCTTGTAAAGTTTTTATTCCTATTCCATGCCGTTTGAATAACAGTCTTACCTTTTGTTTGACTAGCTTCAATTACATTTTTACCATCATACATAATAGCCACATGACCCTTGTTCCACATGACATCTCCAGGCTGTGCTTGCTTAACTGGAATTTCAACAAATCCATATCTCTTAGGATTAGAACTTAATGATGAAGACGTCATTCTATCAGGGAAACGAACTCCATTTGCCTTGTATGCTTGTATTACAAGACCACTACAATCTACAGCATTAGAATTAGCCGCTCCCCATACATAAGGTTTACCTAGATATTTATCTGCAACTGCTACAACTTTACTAGAACCAGAATAACTGCCACCTTTACCCGAAGTAGCTTTTTGTTCTTGTTTTTGATCCAATTTTTGTGGAGATACTTCCGGGCTAATATCCTTGTTATAAACTTCTAAATCCATAAAATGATGTTCTTCAGAAAATTTATGTGTTACATAATCCACAAGCATTAAAGAATTTACATCTATATCCCCTAGCCCAATCATTCTTACTGGCACTAAAGAACCAGCCCTAACATCTAGCCTTCCGATTATATTTTTTAACCTTAATTTTCTATTTTTTCTATTTAAAACTTTTAACAACTCTTTTGCTTTAGCCTCTATATCTACTTCTTCATTGTTTGTCATATCTGAATATGACAGAAGCCCCCATCTAGCTATTGAATCTTTATCCTCCGCAGTAGCAGATTTTATTTCTTTATTATTATCATCTAAAAGTTTTAAATGAATTCTATTATAACTATTTGAATTAATAGAAGTTTGATAATTAAAATCTTCAGTGCAATCATAATCAATCACATCTTTAGTTTTTAAATTTTCTATGTTTTTTAAGCAAATTTTGCCAGCCTTATCAAATAAAACATATAGTTTGCCCGTGTTCGCAGTTGTCATATCACTTGCAAACTTTAAAATCTCCCAAAACTCTTTATTTATTTCTATCCGTCCTGGGATTTTAAATCCAGTATTGTCAATTTCTCCAATCTGAAGATTTCTATCTGCACAAATGTTTTTTAATAATTCCCCATAAGTCCAATTTTTATACTGATACGTAGATTTATTTTTTAAATATCTTAATTGGTCATAACAAGTTGTAGTTATTATTTGTTCTCCAGTTCTAGATTTAGAAAAAACATAGCCATAGAAAAAAACTTCTCCATCTATATAAAAAGCTATTGGATTACCTTCTTGATAATCTAAATACTTATCTTTAACTATATTGCAAATCATTTTGCCCGGTTCTCCATTTCTTGCCCATGTTACTTGAATTTCACCCTCGATTAAAACTTCCTGAACCTTTCCTTGATTATCAATTATTACTTTAAATCTATTCGATTTCATCTTTTTACACCTATTACAGTATCTAAAAACTTAAATACATTTTCTTTAAGACCATGAATCACATTAGATGCCAAACTACTATCAAATTTATTGCTAGCTTTCATTTGAACATTACCTTCACTAGCTTCTAATTTTGAATTTTTATCAGCATTTACATTTATTATCTTTGTTTTAAGAGGAATATACTGCTTTAAAAATATAGAAACAATTAAATCCATACCATTTTCTGCATCTTCTAATATTTCATAATCCTCTAAAGAAACTGCTTTATTTATTGAATCATTAAGATTATTTTGATACTTACTTCTGAGAATTTTAAATTGAAATGTCTTTTTTTCAACTTTTAATCTTTCAAGTTTATTTAATACAGAGTGAGGGCTAATAAATTCTTTTACAGATGGAAACTCTTCACTCGGAATTCTACATTCAAAATTAAACTCTGTTAATCCTGGTTTCTTCAATAAATTTAATTCTTCACCATTTAACAGAGTTATAACCTTATTTTTATTTTTTATTTTTGTATTTATTTTTGATGGAGTTATAGGGAGCAATAAATCGTCTATATAAAAGTCATACCCTTTATTCATAAGCAGCTATACCTCCCATAGTTGTAGACACCGCATCTCCAAGCTTATCTGTTAATCCTTCTATCCATCCATCTAAATCAGCCGTTTCATGAACATCACCAAATGTATTATTAGCTATTACTTCAAGTTTATCAAAGCTAAAGTTTTGAATAGCCCTTCTCTCTGCTAAATCTCTTAAATATTTAACATCTTCATTTTTAACTTGAATGCCATCTTTTAAAGCTTTAGTATTTTTCTCAGTACCATTAGTCGCCTTTTTTATAGAATCTAACTCTGAAGCTTTTGGTATATTAGAAAGAAAATTAGGTTTTAAATAATTTGAAGCTTCAGAAACTTTCCTTTTTTCATTTAATTTCTTTTCTTTTAAATCAGTTATACCTTTACTTCTCTTAGTTTGTTCAGATCTATTCTTTGCTTCTAATGCAGCCCTTTCAGATTGATTTACTGCTTTTAAATTTTCATATTGTCTATTTAAACTTTCTAGCTTATCGTCTCTTTCTTTCTTTTTTGCTGCTTCTTTCGTAGCCATATCTGCTTGAAAAGTAACATGTTCCACAGTTTCTATAGCAACCCCAGGTATGTTATTTGCAAAATTAATTAACTTGTTAACTCCATCTATAGCTCCATTTAAAAATGAGTCTATAATACCTAGTCCTTGAACTTTTAAATTCCCTAAGTTGTTTAGAATGCTATTAACTAACTCAGTTATCCCTCTAGAAATGTTTATCTTAGTCTCTTCAAACCTATTCTGAGTTTCTAAAACTTTTAGTTGAATAGACTCATAGGTAGTAAGAATCTCATCTTTCAAAATCATGTGTGCAACTTGAACACCGCCAACAGACCTAACCCAACGAGCTAAAAACATAATAATAATTCCAATCCCGGCAGCAAACCAAAAAATTGGATTAGCTAAAATTGCCATATTTAATCCATTTTGAGCAACAGTTTGAATCGTTGTAGCGACAGTCCAAGCACCATAAGCGGCCGCAATCCCATATAAAGTAGATTCAATAAAATCCCAATTGTTAGATATAGTATTAGCAAGTAGAATAGATTTTTCTATAATCCATCCCAATCCATTTAAAACAATCCCTAAATTTTCCATTGCATTTTGTCTAAATATCATAAAATCTTCACTATTGGCAAACTCATTTAAACGAACAAGCACCGGCTCAAGCTTTGATACAGCCTCGTTTTTCATCTCGGTAAAAATTCTTCCCCAGGTCTTTGGAGTATTTTCAAAAGCTGAGTTGATTTCATCATAATTTGCAAAAATTGCATTCTTAACAACATCTGCAGAGAGTTTACCCTCACTTGCAAGCTCTCTAATCTTCCCGATAGGAACTCCTAAATACTCAGCAATGTATCTTATCAATTGAGGAGATTGTTCAAAAATGGAGTTGAGTTCATCACCACGAAGAACACCTGAAGAGAGAGCTTGAGTCAATTGTATAGAAGCATTTTTAGCCTCGTTCACACCGGTTCCGGCAGTTGCAAAAATCATATTAATAGACTCTTGAAATTTAATTACTTCCTCTAAACTACCAAAAGCCTCCTTAGCTTGCCCACCTAGCTTAGCCACTGTATTTAGTTGGTCAATATATATAGACCCCGTCTTTTGAGCCGACTCATAAATCAATTTTTGAGCTTTTATAAATTCTTCTTCAGACTCAACCAAAGCACTAACCCTTCCCTTAGCAGAAACTAACTCATCAGACAATCCACCTAATAACTTCATTCCTGCCATAGATACATAAGTCGCAACAACTGTCTTAATAGCCCCCGATAATTTATTAGCTCCCTTTACACCAACATTAATTGAATTATTATACTCATCCTGTGCATTTTTTGCTCTATTAGTATTATTTTCAATATCTCTTAATTGAAATTCTGCATCATCAAGAGCTTTTTTTGCAGTCTTTAAATCTTCAATATTAAACATATTGTCCGTTGCATTTTCAATTTTACTTGCACTTGCAATAACAATATTCATTGAATTAATAACATTATTTAAAACTGGAGTCATTCTGTTTTGCAAAGCAATTGTAGACTCAATTAAACCCATTAACTCTCACCTCTTTTCGTGTCTTCAGCATACTTCTCAAGCATAGCAACATACATGGCCTGCTCCGCCTTACTCATTTTTATAAATTCAGTTGGTCTTATTTTATATTCTGTAGCCACAAAAACATAATAAGAAAGGGAGGTTTCTAAATCCTCCCTAATTAGTTTTTTACCTCATCCTTTAAATCTTTAAAAGTTTTATCTAAACCATTTATCTTGTTACATTCAGTTTGAAGTCTTTGAAACTCCTCAGCATTTAACATAGCATTTATAAGAGAGTACGAATCCATTACACCATAAGAATCTTGTAACTCAGCATTATTTAAATCAGGATAAACAACACTGTTTATAACTATCCCTAAAAAATATTGAGATGACTTAAACTCTGCAGTTCTTCCTCTAGTTACAACAGCATTATCAGATGCCTCTAAAATCTGACTTGCTTTCATTGGTTTAATTGTCCATTTAATAGACTCCCCATTTTCATCCTTAAATCTATCACTAACAACAATTTGTTTTTCGTTAAAAGCAGAAACAACATTTTCTTTAGATAATTTATCATAACAAGTGCAACATAAATAAACTCATAGCTAATCAGCTGTGTTAATATGTAAGTGACCAAACAAAACATATTAAAAGGAGTGATTAACTATGAGCTATAACCATCTTACCATAGAAGAAAGATCTTGTATTTACCAATTTTTAAATTTAGGAATGAGTATAAGGAAAATTGCACAAGCACTTAAAAGGTCACCTAGTACAATATCTAGAGAAATTAAAAGAAATTCATCTAAGATAAAAGTTAGTAGGGGAAGTTACACTAAGTACTTTCCGATAAAGGCAAATGATAAATATATTGATAGAAGAAAAGACTGCCATAGAAAAAGTAAATTTTCTAAAGATGTTATTGATTATTTAACTGTAAAGATTAACGAACATTGGTCCCCTGAACAAATATCAAATAGAAACACAAATGAGATTCATGAATTACCATCTACATCAACGATATATAGAATGATACACGCCAAAAAGCTGCCAAAAACTAGTATGAAAAATTTGAGAAGAAAAGCTAAATTTAAAAGGCCAGCAGAAAAAAGAGGAAAATTCAATGATAAAGGTAGAACAATTAAGAAAAGACCTAAAGAGATATACAGAAGGCAAGAATTAGGCCACTGGGAAGCAGATACAGTGGAATCAGGCAGATTAGATCATAAAAGGAAAAGTAGATGTTGTTTCGTAACTTTAGCAGAAAGAAAATCTAGATATTATATAGCAATCCTAGTTGAAAATAGAAAGTCGGAAAGCGTAACACCAGCAATAATAAATGCATTAAAAGATTATCCAAAAGAATTAGTAAAAACAATAACCTTTGATAGAGGTAAAGAATTTTCAGAATTTGAGAAAATAGAAAAAGAATTAGGATGCAAAACTTATTTTTGTGATCCCTATTGTGCATGGCAAAAAGGTACAAATGAAAATAGTAACGGACTTTTGAGGGAGTTTTATCCTAAGGGTATGGATTTATCAGAAGTGAATATTGATGAATTAAATTATAACTTAAGTTTAATGAATAATAGACCTAGAAAATGTATAAAATATAAAACACCTAAAGAAGAACTTTTTGGTCTCTTACCATAGGTGTTGCATTTGATTTGACAATTCGTCTTTAAAAAAACCGGTTAAACTCATCTTATATCATCCCTTCTAAAACATTAAATTCTTCAGGCATATCACAATCTTCAAACGTTCCTGAAATCTTTTCTTCTAAAGTATCAGCAGTTATATCAAGCTTGGCCATAACCGCCCCATCAATATTACAATCTCTAAAAATAGCAGTGTGTCTACCTGCATTAGAATTAGGATCATCATTTGTAATTTGAATATCAAAATAAATATCCCTTCCGGTTTTCGCATACACCATTATAAGCTTTCTAAAAACATCAGTATTATAATACAAATCAGCAGACCACTTGCCCGATAATGTATTTGACCTGTTACCTTTCTTTCTTGTACCGAGCCTAGGTATTTCACTCTTTCCCTTTTCCCAATTACCCTCAAAATTCTTAAGTTGGAAAAGTAAGTATCTACTACCTTCTATAGTTGCATAAGCAGCACCTTCAGCCCCGTGAAGCGGCTCTCTTGCATGCATAATTGGTTGATTAATATTTGACATCTATATCTCCTTTCTATCTCACGTGAATTGTTTGATAAAGTTTTTGCATAGCCATTACAGGAAGCAAATAATCATGTACAACAACAGCATCCTTTTCATGACCTTTCTCAACAGTTGTATCAGAAGACTCATAATTTTCAATAGCCCCTAATTCAGTTAAAGTCTCTGCATGTTTAACAAGTTCATTCCAATAACCAATTCTTCCATCTTCATTATTTTGAACCTTGCCCAAAAATTGTTTGTTAAATATCTTGGCACTGTCAATTGCCCTTTGGTCTAAAACTCTAATAACTTGATTCTTAGAAAAATCAACATTTTGTGCCAAAGTAAACTCAGTAAACGAATTGACATCCTCAAGAACTCTAACTTCTTTATTTCTTTCATAAAATACAAAATAGCCGTCCTTTACAGCCTGTTCAAGTTCGCGCTTTTTAAGCTTAGTATCAATTTTATATTCTCCTGAATATAATTTATTAGTAATTGAAGCATTCACATTACATCCCGATTCATTGCCGACAACCCAATAAACTGCTGCAGCCTCATTATCCTCATCTAAAACCCTATTAAACACATTTATAAGCCCTTTATAATTAGATTTAGTTTTATTGTTTTTATAAACAACACACTGGAATTTTATCCCTTCATCCTCTCTCATTCTTCTTGTAAATTCTTTATATAGAAGCTTTACATCATCATCAGTCCCGGCATAACCAATCACATTAAAATCATACTTTTCTATCTCCTCTAAATACCTGGAATGAGACTTGCCAACAACCTTGCCATTTTCACCGCCGGTCAATTTAGTCCCTGAAGTAATTTCCAAAGATTCTCCATCAAAACTAAAATCAACTACAGAATTTCCTTCTATATTTTTCAAGTCCTTAACAAGTTGTTCAGCAACAGTTGCATCACCCATCTTAGTAGTAATTACAAAAGCATTCTTTGTATCAACATCCTTTTCAATGATTATCATGATGTCATTACCTCGAATTCCATTGTGCTTAGCAGTAACCTTTAATTGTCCAATAGTTACACTGGCCTTTGCTCCTCCTTCATCATTTAGTCTATAAAGATATAAAGTTTTAGCACCATTCATTAAATCTCTTAAAGGTTTCATCTTTTTATGCACATAAGAATATCCCAAAATCTCAAGAGAATCATTTTGTAAATCTTGAGGCTCAATAGTGATAATTTCCCCGGTCTTTCCCCAATCAAGTTCCAGACCAATAGTTGCATACCCTCTGTCTGAAAAAGTGTTAGAAGCTCTTGCAACCGAAACATAATTTATATATGCTCCTGGTAATATCTTGTTTTGTACTAAAAAAGTACCTCCCCCTAATGCTCCATAAGCCATTATTTTACCTCCCTACTATTAAACTCTTTGACTAATGTTTCAACTTCATCAAGAGTATATTCTTTATCGTCATCTAAAATGACTTTTAATAAATCTTTGTTCCAATCTAACCTTTCCGCCCTTAAAATTGAATCTTTAGAATACTTGGCATCTTCCAATTCTAATTTAGGAACATTTTTAGTCCTTGACATATAAATTAATCTCCTTCTTAAACATCAAATCTTCTTCATCTAATTTGCCATTATTCCTTATATTTTTCTCCGGAATAACTCCTCTATTCTCTTTAGGTAAATCACTTCCCCACATGCCGGGGTTATCTTTTTGAGTAGCCTCTTTATATGGCTTTTCATCTGCATAATGAATAATATTTTCTATCCTCATCATATACGGGTCTTTTTCAACAAATTCCTTAGTGTTGTACCTATAATTGATTGTAAAATTCACCTCAAAATCAGTATTTTTAACAGAAGCATCAAATCCATAAACACCACCAGTTTCAAGTCTAATATTCCTCATTCCATAAATAAGCCTCTGCCCAACTTCCTCTTTGATATAAGCAGTAGCATTTTGATTTAAATAAACAATATTTATAAGACTATCCACCCTATACCTTCTTTGAAACTCCAAACTAATATCCGTATTTACAATCTGCACAAAAAAGCAAGGCTCAATCAAACCTTGCTCTGTGTCCTTAATATATATATTTGTTTCAGGAAATAGCTCATCTAGTCTATTCACAACCGCTTGTAATAACTTAATCATCCAAGCACCTTCCTTAATTCATTCTCAACAAACTTATCAATTTGCTTTTCAATCTTCTGTTCAGAAATCTTTAGCATAAAAACACCGGGAACCCAACCTACGGTTTTCCCATCTCTCTTTATCCTATGTCCACTTTCAACATACGGAGCATACTCAACATTATTAACAACCTTTATAGTGTAATAACCTCCGGAATTAGTATAGCCATCAATAAACCACCCACGTCTTAAAGTTCCGCCAAGCTTACCTGTATGAGGAGTAAAACTAACCAAAGTTTCCTTGTCCGTTCCTTTATATGCAATAAAAGATACCGGTTTATCATACTGCCCAACAGGAGTATTTAACTTAACAGTTCTTAAAAGCCTTGCAGCTATGCCCTTAATAACTTTTTCAAGTATCACATCTTGATTATCCCTTATAGAAACTAACTTATCCCTATAAGCCACTAATTCCTTAGTGCCAAAACTCATTCTATGCCCACCTCACAAACTCTACACAAGAATACTCATTGTGAGTAGAATAAGACTTTAACCTTGCATTCATAAGATTATGAGTATATCCGTTTTGAATAACAGTTATCTTAGAATTTATTGGAATATCTATTTCCGGAGCTATAAAAAGAGTAAAGCCGCTTTCACTCTCAGTGACAAACTCTCCTTTATTATTTTTAGCAGAAGAAAAAGACAATCTACAATCAATATTCTCATAAACTGTCTTCTCTTTAAACTCAGTAACCTTAGTTGTATGATCCTTAACAGACTCCCTCACAACAACACTTGCCACCCCGATATATAAATTTTCTATAGTCTGCCTATACTTTTTTACCAGCTTATCTTTCTGCATGTTATCGCCTCTTTTTGCCATCTCCCCTTTAGATATCCAATCCAATACATAAGTTTTTGTTCACTCATGTCATTAATATTTGTTGAATCCTTAAGCTCAACAGAAGTATCTCCCAGTTGTACCCTCCCAACTAAACTATCAAAATCAAACTCGTCAGGAAGTTTTCCAGAAACATACATACTTTCTAAAAAACTCCCTAAAATCATTTCATACAACAGATAATATAACCTTTCAGGCACATAATCAGTATTGCAGAAATTCTTAAGCCTCATAACTTCATTAGAAGCAATAATATTTATACCAGAGTCAATACTTTCAAATCCAGTTTTCTTTAAAGTATCAAGGACTTGACTAGCATATATACTATCAAAAAAAGGATCCATAGGTTTTAGAGTTTCAAACAACCCCATCACCTACCCTAAAAGAGCTATTAAATCAGCCTTTTTGGTAACACCACTTCTATCAATGCCCTTTTCATCAATAAGAGCCTCTAACTCAGAAACAGTTAAATTTTTCAAATTAGATTTCTCTTCTATAACAGTTCCATTAACAACCTTAGCCGCCTTTGAATCATCTTCAATAACTACAGCCCCTAAACTTTCAAGCTGTTCTATTTTCCCTGCATCTGTAGTTGTATAAATTAAATTATCTAATCTAAGTTTCATCATCTTCCCCCTTATTATTCAGCGGTACAAACAAAAATTTGGTTTTCTTTATGTTTCTTAATCCATAAATCATGATACTTTCTAAAATCAATCTTCCATGCATCCGCCTTTTGGTTCACATCAGGAGTAAACACTCTTAGCTTATCAGTCTTATTTATTGCAATAGGAACATTTTGAGGAGTTATAATCCAGTTTATATCTTTAGCTTCACTATTAGGCTTTAATCCACCTGCCTCTTGTCCTCCTGTTTTACCGTCATTAACATCATATAATGTTTTTAATCTTGCCGATGGTACAACCCTTATAACATGCTCATCAATAGTCTTTACCTTAAAATTCAACCCACCTTGCTTAAAATCAGCAACATTAATAGACTTACTCACTTTAGGAGAATCCTCAATAAGAGCAAGAATTGAAGATGGCATTGTCAAAATAAGTTTACTATCAATCCCTATAACATCTTGAATTGCTCTTATATGCTCTCTAATCTTTGAAATTGCGTTATCAGCTGTTATAGTTATTTTCTCCGTTTTACTAGCTTTTTCAGCAATAGTTGCAATTTTAGAATATCTATAAGCATCAATTTCCGGAATTACATGCTCAGCTTGAAATATTTTAATTAAATTAGCACTTGTCGCAACAAATCCTGATTCATCTACATCCATAGCATCAAGTTGGAATGTTCTACCTCTATCTTGAGTCATTTTATAAGTATCCCACTTAAGAGTTACTCCACCTTGAACAAATCCATTGTCCCTATCATAATTTCCAAGACCAACAGTAGACATATTTGGAATCTTAACTTCATCCCCACCATTATAAATAACTTGGCCCGCATTAGCTTCCATCCATCCACTTGTAAGCCCCTGTACCACTTGTTGATCTAATTGTTTCATCATCAATTTTGAATACTCAATTGTGTTAATTGGCATAATTTACTCTCCTTTTTTAATTGACGAATTGTCAAATCAAATGCAACACCTATGGTAAGAGACCAAAAAGTTCTTCTTTAGGTGTTTTATATTTTATACATTTTCTAGGTCTATTATTCATTAAACTTAAGTTATAATTTAATTCATCAATATTCACTTCTGATAAATCCATACCCTTAGGATAAAACTCCCTCAAAAGTCCGTTACTATTTTCATTTGTACCTTTTTGCCATGCACAATAGGGATCACAAAAATAAGTTTTGCATCCTAATTCTTTTTCTATTTTCTCAAATTCTGAAAATTCTTTACCTCTATCAAAGGTTATTGTTTTTACTAATTCTTTTGGATAATCTTTTAATGCATTTATTATTGCTGGTGTTACGCTTTCCGACTTTCTATTTTCAACTAGGATTGCTATATAATATCTAGATTTTCTTTCTGCTAAAGTTACGAAACAACATCTACTTTTCCTTTTATGATCTAATCTGCCTGATTCCACTGTATCTGCTTCCCAGTGGCCTAATTCTTGCCTTCTGTATATCTCTTTAGGTCTTTTCTTAATTGTTCTACCTTTATCATTGAATTTTCCTCTTTTTTCTGCTGGCCTTTTAAATTTAGCTTTTCTTCTCAAATTTTTCATACTAGTTTTTGGCAGCTTTTTTGGCGTGTATCATTCTATATATCGTTGATGTAGATGGTAATTCATGAATCTCATTTGTGTTTCTATTTGATATTTGTTCAGGGGACCAATGTTCGTTAATCTTTACAGTTAAATAATCAATAACATCTTTAGAAAATTTACTTTTTCTATGGCAGTCTTTTCTTCTATCAATATATTTATCATTTGCCTTTATCGGAAAGTACTTAGTGTAACTTCCCCTACTAACTTTTATCTTAGATGAATTTCTTTTAATTTCTCTAGATATTGTACTAGGTGACCTTTTAAGTGCTTGTGCAATTTTCCTTATACTCATTCCTAAATTTAAAAATTGGTAAATACAAGATCTTTCTTCTATGGTAAGATGGTTATAGCTCATAGTTAATCACTCCTTTTAATATGTTTTGTTTGGTCACTTACATATTAACACAGCTGATTAGCTATGAGTTTATTTATGTTGCACTTGTTATGATAAATTATCAATTACTAAATATACTTGCTATCGTAGATTCCATAGCACTAGCTCCGCCACCCTCAGGAGTTGGAGGCTCATGTGCATTAAATCTATTATCACTACCATTGTTACTATCGTCTTTGAAAAGATAAGGCTTAGATTCTTTTAAAGCTTCAACCTGCTCCTTAAGTCCACTTATACCATCATCATTGAACTTTATATTTTCTTTGTTGATTAACTTCATCAACACATCATCATCCAAAGACCCATAAGTTCTTATAGCCTCTTTTAAAGCAGTATCATTCTTTAAATTAGTAAGCGCCTTTTCATGCTCCTTAGCAGTAGCCTTCCAAGTTTCAACAGACTTTTGTATATCCTCTATATTCATATCTTTATAAGATTTAATCTCTTTATTTGCAACACTAATCTGTTCTTGAAGAGTTTTAATCTCTTCATCCTTGGCTATAGCTTTTGCCTTTTCAGCGTTAATGTCATTACCATTTTCTGCCATAATCTTATCAATTGCATCTTTATCTAAACCTAATCCCTCTAAAAACTCTCTCTTCATTAACTTCCTCCTTACGTTTTTTTACGAGTGTTACAGTCTCACAGGTTGGCTAAGTTTTACGTCATTCCAAGACAATATAAAAGTGGTCACAAACTATTAATTTACAACCACTAAAAAAGAGAGGTTTCCCTCTCTTAAAAAACTTATTAAATTTTAATCTATATAAAATATATTTTTAATTGACTCTTTCAATTTATTTATATCTTCTTGCGATAAAGAATATATTGTAAAATAATCATTTTTAGTCATATTATCACTTATAAAAATCTCACCCAATTCAAAGAATCATGATCCATTTCAAATTCCCACTTTCCATTAACATTAATATTTATCGGTTCAATGTTATGAATAAAAACACGCTCAAAAATTCCATCATTTCTCTTTAAATCTAGCTCTAAAGAAAAACCATCTCCATATCTAAATGGTTCGTCCAATGGTTCAGTTATAACAATAGACACCCTATTATTAATTTTTAATGGTTCTTTGTTCCCAAGCCTAGGCACTCTATTTTCTTCTTCATACAAATGAATTTCTATATTTTCAATAAATTCAAAATCCCTTTGTCCGTCTCTTACCCTATATAACTTAGCTTTTTTAGCTTTTAATATTCTTAATAATGTTCTTTTCATACTTTTCACCAATTATAAAAATCTTCTTTTTTAACTTTTTCTTGCATTCTGTGCAATTCCGCATGTTCATCCATAGAGTCAGCTGGAGTACCCTCTATAAATCTTTGATATTTCTCAAAACATTCTTTAGCCGATCTAACAGAAAAATCTCTCATCTTTGTTTTTTTATTATAATGGAATCTTCTTTCAACATATTCACAATATTCATTAAAACTATATTCTCTTGGTGTATAATATTTAAGAGGCTCAAATCTTTCTATCTTAACCTCTATTCCTTTTAATAAATCTCTAAAGTCTCCTATAGGGGCATAGTATCCATAATCTTCATAAAATATTTTATTTAATTCTATATCATGAGCATTTAACAATTTATTTGGACTATATTTTTTAAAAAAATTACTTGCCTCTAAATACTTTTTAAAGTCTTTTTCATCAAACTTAAACATTTTTAACCTCCATAATAAGCAATGGCATAGTTCTATTATTCACTATAAGCCCCATTTCTTTTACATCAAGTATTTTAAATTCTAAATCTCTTTTTAATAAGAATTCATATTCATCAAAATGATTACTAAAACTACTAATCATAGCTCCAATACCTTTTCCTTTTGGAACGTATATCTCAAACATAGCTTCTTTTTCACAGAAAGCTTTTTCTAAAATTATTGATGTACTTACATATCCTTTATCTATATAACTTTTACCTATAAACTCTTGTATATTACTTGTCTCAAACTTTTTATATAAGAAATCTAAGTCACTTCCTCTATACACTGATATTTTATCTGGTAAATCAAAGTTTGATATTACATTATCTATGTTTCTTATGTGTCTTTCAATTTCACCTTTTATCTTTCCACTTCTCAAAATGGAATTTATTGTTTCGTCCCCTCTATGCGAATAATAAGCAATACTTTCAGCTTCTTCAGCATTAACTGACCATTCAAATTCATCAAGTTTATCTTGACCATAAAATTCTACAAACTCTGAATATTTTTTAAATATAATTGTTTCAAACCCGCTTCCGAACATTTGTTTATTATTAGTATACTCTTTTTCACTGCTTACATCAACATATTTTTCATACCATTCGCCATAGCTAAGCTTTTCTATTCTTTCAGATTTTCCAGTTTCAGGATTTCTAATCATCCTAGTTTCATCATCTATATCATCAAAATAAGGAACAGTAGTTGTTCTGCAATTAGGGTGAAAAGGTGGAGCAGTTATGCCTATTTTATAATCTTTATACTCAAATACTCTGCCATCCATATCTCTACAAATTTGACTTGTTTTTAAATCTAAAGTTGCTATTATTTCATATTTTTCAACACCTAACTTTTTATATGAATCTTGAACAGCTTTTGAATTAATAGCAGCAGTTTCAGTCATCACAAGCCTAACAGCATTATATTTAGAGGTTTCAAACTCTTTGGCAATGTTTTTTATTGATTCATCCGGAGATGTTCCTCTTATGATATCTCTTGTTAAATTATCTTTTAAAGAATTAACAAGCTTATTGCCCCTTTCCCAAATTCTATTTGAAAATTCATTCCCATCACTTGTCCATGGTGTTTTTAGTATAGTTTTTAGAGTACCTTTATCAATACTTTGAAAATTTGAATAACCAACTATCCTATGAAGCTCATACAATTCATTATAATATCTCTTCTCGTAAGTCTTTCCTAAATGATTAAATAATCCTTTATCTTCCTTGGACATTAGATTTGCAACAGTCTTCTTAAGCTCTAACTCCATAGCTTGAAGCTTTGATATCCTCACTCTGTGAGAAATGATATCTAGCTCTCTTTCTATTTCAGGAGTTATACTTCCCTTAGACTTTTTCATAAACTCATCCAGGTCCATTTTAAATAAACTCAACTCTTTGTCATTTAGCATTTTTTTAGCTTCGAATAAAGAAATACCACCTGCTTCAGCTTGTAGCTTAGTCAAGTGGTTATAAATTTTATCCTGTATTTTATTTACTTCAAAATCATAAATCTTTCGTATTCCTTTAACATATTCTTCAGACTCTCTAAACACATTCTCGTTAAGCTTTTCTATTCTTTTCTCCCAATCCATTCGCACGTGCTTCACCACCTAAGTCGGGATAATCATCATAAAGTTTAATTTTCTCATCTCTTTCTTTTTTTATTCGTTCCAACTCTTTATCCTTATCAGTTACAAAAGGATGATTAGAAACTAAAGTTTCATTTGATATAATTCCAATACTATTTTTAATCATCTCAACAGTAGACTCATCATTTACCATTATGTTTCGCTTGAATTTAATGTCTACTCCTTTAAAATTAACATTCTTAACTATACCTATAAATTCAAACATATAATCAAAACTTGCTGTAAACTCTAACTCTAGTTTGTTAGCATCCAGCTCCATATCAGAATACATAGCCTTAATATTTAAAGTATTTGGGGCATTATACGACCTTTCATTGTCTAGATATAGACTTCTGGCATTATGTGCAATAGCTTTCTTTATAAGCTCAATGATAACTTTATAATTCTCTGAATTAACCGTAACTTCAAGAGTATCTACTCCGCCTTGACTTCCATCTGCCGTTCTAACTTTAACAGCTCTATACTGTGCTAAATTCTCTCTAAATTCCCCTAAATCCTCACCCTCATAATTTTTAAGAATTAAGATAGTATTCATAGGATTTTCAAACATATTATCAGCATAGTTGCTAAGCAGTAAATTCAATGCATCCTGTAAACACTTAACTTTTTTAATTAAAGCTAACTCATTAGGCTGCTTAAAATACACAAAAGGTAGTTTCTTGTAACTATAACTTAATCCGTTCTTTTCCAAATACGGCTCATCCGTTAAATACTCTAAATGTCCATTTTCAAAAGAATATACTCTTATCTTATCTTGAGTGTAGAAATAAACACACTCTTTCTTCTTTATTGTATTACCGTTAAATTCCTCTTTTGATACAAACAAAATGACAGCCTCTAAGCTGTCATGATTATCATCTTTCCACACAGGAATTACACTCAATGGATCTAATCTTTTAAATTTAACATCTTGTCCATCAGTAAATAAATATAGCCAACCTATTCCTGTATTAAATGAATCAGCTGCTAAATTATTCATAGTTCTCATAAACCTATTATCAATAAACTCATTTATAAAATTTACCACTGTCTCATCATCTGAATCAATGTTTGGCTTGTCTGATAATAGATAATTGATTTTTTGGTCTACCGCACGTGCATACTGATTATCTTTTATAATAGTATTTGGTAGAGCTTTAATTCTTACTAACCTTCCGTCTTTACCTATTGTAGCCCTTATCTTTTCATCAATAGCTTGGCCATAATTGTAATAATCTATCCCTATTTGCATTTCTTGTTTTATAATATCATGAGCTAATATATTAATCTCTACAAACTTTTTAATCTGTTCCTCTGTTAATTTACTTAAATCCAAATTCTCACCACCTAAAATCCTACTAAGTTGCCCCTCATATCTTCTGTAAGTGCATATCTGCAACTGTCAATTGAATGGTTATCTTTATCTTCCAGTTTATTTTTTGTGTTACCATCTTTATCTACTTGGTAATCTATATTTTCAAATTCTCTTGCAGTATTAGGACATCTTACAGGATCTATTATTATCTCCTCTAAATCATCAAGCCACTTTTCACCAAATTCAACTGAACCCGGCCCCTTAGAAGCTCCGTACACTTTTAACCCATATTCCCACATCTCATCTATTGACTTTGGTTCAGCACTATCAGCAAATATTTTTGTATCATTCCAACCATTTTCTTTTATCTTAATAGCTGCATTTCTATTAGAGAGTTTAACCTCGTGTATCTCCCCAAATATATAAATTTTTCTTCTCATCTTGTCATAATGAAGTCTCATAAAATGCAAAGGGTCATTAGCATATCCCCAGTCAATACCTTGTCTTATATTGTCAAATGAAAGTAACTCTTTAGTGCTAATCTCTCTAAAAATTAAATTATCAAATGGCACAACACCACTCCCTATTGGCTTGCCTAAATATTCCCATTCATATTTATTTGGTTTAGTTTTTTTGATATGCTCTGCCTCATCAATAAAATCTTTTGAAATAAAAGCATTATTTAAATAGGTTGAATGGTGCACTATAGTATTGCTAGGAATAAACTGAGTCTCATACCTTTTATTAACCCAAGACTGTTTTCTTTTAGGCGGATTATAAGAATAAAAAAACTTATATTTTAACCCATCCGCAAGTTCAGCTCTTAAAACAGAATTTTCAATCATAGATACTTCATCTTCTGTTTTAAATTCAGCAAGTTCTTCTATCCATAATCTTGCTATAGGAAACTTTGCCACCTTAATAGATTTTATCTTTGCTGGATCATCAGCACCACGAAAAATTATTGAATTGCCTCGTGGAATATAAGTTATCTTTAAAGGGCTTAAATTAAATTTAAAATAAGGTTCAAGATTTAATATACTTATTGCCTCTTTTAACTGTTCATAGCAAGATTCTTGAAGAGTGTTTCCAACTTTTCTTACACAAAGAATAGTTATTGGATTTGCTACTATATCTAAAATGAGTTCTATGCCTATATTAGAAGATTTCCCCGAACCTCTGCCGCCTTTGAATACATATTTTAAATAGTTATTAGCTTTTATCTCTTTGTGGATACTTCTAAAATTAGGCAGTATTATTTCAGATAGTTTAATCTTCGATGTCATCTACAATCACCACACTTTCCGCTTTGATTTCCAATTTATCAGTCCACATACCAAACCTTTTACCTAAAAGTTCTTGAGCCTTAATACTATCCTTATTTTGAGTTGGTAGCTCGACAACCTCCGGCTTTTCTTCAATACCTAAAAAATTCCCATTCTCATCAAAACTAGGCTTTTTAGTCATGACCACTTGATAATCAATCTCCTGCCTTCTTGCCGCCCTTGTAAGCATTCTAAGTATTTCTCTTTGGTCTGCAATAAGTTCTTCATCAAGCTCCTTCATTCTAGCCTCTATATACTCTTTCATTTCAGGGCTATTAAAAAGACGGCTTGCATTAGCACGAGCCGTCTCTCTGTTTTTAACGTTTTTATAATATTTTAAATAGCTTTCAGTCCTATTAAGAGTTTTAATATACTCATCAGCCACAAGCTTTTGTTTATCCGTTAATGCCATGCTTCACCGTCCTTTCTATTTTTACATAAGATAATTTATCATAACAAGTGCAACATAAATAAACTCATAGCTAATCAGCTGTGTTAATATGTAAGTGACCAAACAAAACATATTAAAAGGAGTGATTAACTATGAGCTATAACCATCTTACCATAGAAGAAAGATCTTGTATTTACCAATTTTTAAATTTAGGAATGAGTATAAGGAAAATTGCACAAGCACTTAAAAGGTCACCTAGTACAATATCTAGAGAAATTAAAAGAAATTCATCTAAGATAAAAGTTAGTAGGGGAAGTTACACTAAGTACTTTCCGATAAAGGCAAATGATAAATATATTGATAGAAGAAAAGACTGCCATAGAAAAAGTAAATTTTCTAAAGATGTTATTGATTATTTAACTGTAAAGATTAACGAACATTGGTCCCCTGAACAAATATCAAATAGAAACACAAATGAGATTCATGAATTACCATCTACATCAACGATATATAGAATGATACGCGCCAAAAAGCTGCCAAAAACTAGTATGAAAAATTTGAGAAGAAAAGCTAAATTTAAAAGGCCAGCAGAAAAAAGAGGAAAATTCAATGATAAAGGTAGAACAATTAAGAAAAGACCTAAAGAGATATACAGAAGGCAAGAATTAGGCCACTGGGAAGCAGATACAGTGGAATCAGGCAGATTAGATCATAAAAGGAAAAGTAGATGTTGTTTCGTAACTTTAGCAAGAAAGAAAATCTAGATATTATATAGCAATCCTAGTTAGAAAATAGAAAGTCGGAAAGCGTAACACCAGCAATAATAAATGCATTAAAAGATTATCCAAAAGAATTAGTAAAAACAATAACCTTTGATAGAGGTAAAGAATTTTCAGAATTTGAGAAAATAGAAAAAGAATTAGGATGCAAAACTTATTTTTGTGATCCCTATTGTGCATGGCAAAAAGGTACAAATGAAAATAGTAACGGACTTTTGAGGGAGTTTTATCCTAAGGGTATGGATTTATCAGAAGTGAATATTGATGAATTAAATTATAACTTAAGTTTAATGAATAATAGACCTAGAAAATGTATAAAATATAAAACACCTAAAGAAGAACTTTTTGGTCTCTTACCATAGGTGTTGCATTTGATTTGACAATTCGTCATAACAAAAAAGAACCTCTTTGCCAAGGTCCTTCAATGTCTAAATTAAATTGAGGTTAAAATGAATACATATTTCTACTCTACAAGTATAGCACGGTTAAATCGCACAAACCGCACAAAGTTTAAAATTTATCTTAAAGCTATCTCTTGAATAGCCTCAGTTAAAACTTTTGAAAAATTTAAATTTAGTCTATTCCCAATATCATTAGACCACTTAGGAATATTAAGTGTTTTCTTTACTAACTTTTGACTTTCAAAATACTTTTCAATATCTACACAAACCATTGATACAAATGACTGTTCTAAATCATAAAACCCATCAAATTCTTTATCATCTTTAAAAGGGAAATCATCAATAAGAGATAGTTTATTCATATCAGTCCTTTTCGGAAGTTTTTCACCACTCTCAACAATATCTGCTATAACTATACCAAGATAATCGCTCGCCATAAATAAAGCATCTTCAATAGTCTCCCCTTGCGTGCCAGTGCCACCCAAATCTGGGAAATATACAAAATAAGAATTATCTTCACTAGGACTATAATAAAATAGTGCCGGATAACTAACTAACATAAAATACCTCTCTTTCTACCCTAAAGAGCATAGGGCTATCTAAGCCCTGCCTCTTTAAGTATTCCTTTTTCAGTTCCTTTTTTAAGTTCACCTTTAGGAATAATAATTGGTCTTGTTAAACCTTGTTTTGTCATCTTCACATGAGAGCCTTTACCCCCATCAGATTCAACAAATCCATGTTTTTTTAATAACTTGACCATTTCTTGTTGTGTCATTGGCATGCGCACTACCTCCTGACAAACGTATATTACTACGTATCTATGCGTATGTCAAGTATTTTGTTATTTGTTTAAATATCTATCATGTACCATTCTAGAGTAGCTCTCAGATGTACTACCTAAATAGCTGCTTATCCTTAACCAACTCCAGCCTTCCACGTATCTCAATCTAAATACTATCCTAACCCTACTATCTTCAATATTATTTATAAAATCCTCTATCTCTAAACGCAAATCAAAAGCTCTCTGCCACTGTGTATTTAAACACTCTCTAATTAACTTTTCTCTTTCAGTAAGCTCTCTCATGCCAACAATCGGTAAGTTCATTGCTTGGTAAGGGAACTCCGTGTTAGATGCCTGCACCTTATCTACTACAATCTCTGTCTTATTTAGTTTTTTATTTTCTAACTCTAAAATTCTAAGTTCTCTTTTCAAATCTCTATAACGTGAAAGCAAATCCTTATCCATCAATTCCCTCCCATATGTATTTACAGCTTAAAACCCCTTTGATATACAAAGAGGCAAATTTTAATATTCTATTTTTAAAAACTTGTAATGTTTTTCTGCATAAATAAATTCATCATCATACTCAACCTTGTATCCCGCTCGTTCAAGTTGACTTATTAACCTTACTCTTTCCTTAAAAGTTGAATATGGAATAACTAATACTTTAATCATGTCTTATCACATGTCTTGCATCATTATATAAATTTTGTCTATGCCTTCCTCTACGTCATAAATTTCTAAAACATCTCTATAATCGTCACCATATATTTCACAATCATCATCATATTGATTTAATATTTCTATTAGTTCTTTTACTTTCATTTACTCAACTCCTACTCCGTTCTACTCAACTCTTTTGTGATTATTCAATTTATATTCGCTATTTTTCTTTAATAAATTCATTTTTTCGACTTTTTTTGATTTATATGCGTAAAATAGTTAGCATTAGTTAGCATTTCCTATTTCTTCTAAATCTCTTTCGTACTCTCTTTTTAATCTAGTTAGTATATATCTATCTTCTTGACTTCTATTTTCTTCAGAAAGTAATTTATTAATTTGCTCTATCTCACTCTCTAAAAAATTAGATGCATAATTTAATAGTTTTGACTCACTTATCATCATCTAATCCCCCTGTCCGTTTACATCATAGAAATATCCACTATCCAAACTCTCTATCCAACCCCATTTGAATAATTTATTTTTACTCCTCTGAATTGCAATTGCTCTCTCTGCTTCAAATTCAGAATTATACGTTCCAATTGAAACATTGGTTTCTATGCCTTCAATCTTTATAAAAGCTTCATACTCTTTCATTCTTCGCTCCACATTCTTAGTATTGCCGATTTTAGCTTAGGCCCTACTCCCTTTGTCTCGTTCAATACCTTTTCTAATTTCGCCTTTGGACTATCTCCCAGGTACTCCGCTTCTTTTAAAGCTGAATTCCATCCCTCTATGTAGACTTTTGTAAGAAAATCATCCATCTCTTTATGGTCAAACGTTTTTATTTTCTTGTATAGAGTTCTGTTAGTAACGTACTCCTTTACTTTCCCCATTTTTTAATTCCTTTCAAATAATTTTTAAACTGATATGCCAAACTACTATCCAACTCTCTGTATCTTCTCCGGCGCTCTTTTATCCGCTCATTTTCGGCTAAAAACTCTTGATATTCCTTGCAATCACTATGACAATTTAGATGCCTGCTCTTGCACTCGTAACAAACTCTATTTCTCATAAATCGAGCTCCGTTAATTCAATCTCAACCCTTGGATTGGACTTGTCATATAAAACTCTACTGCCAGTAAATTAACTAAATCCACCTTGCCTTTGGTAGGCATATAGTAAACACATTTAAGGTTGTAGTGGCCATTAAAACCTTTCTTGTGTTTACCTGTTATTTGCCTTATACAGTCTCTTTCATAAGCAATAAACTGCTTCGAGGGGATGAGTTTGTAACTATTTCCATGTTTAATGATTCTACTGCTATTCTTTTTAGTTATTGGCCTGCCATATAAAATTAAATTCATATCCCCAACTCCTTTAATGCCTGCGCTCTCTTCTTTTTAGCAATATCTTCAAGCGCTTGTTCACTCATACTGTCTGTTTGCTGTTCAAAGTTGTGGAATTTAGTGCGCTTAGGCTTGGCTTTTATGTTGTCTTTGCCATTCTTTCGCCAATTTTCAAGAATACCATTCACATAAGCAACGTTATGCTTATTCATGTTTGCAGCAATTACAAAAGCTTCTTCAATCCAGCTATATTCAAAGTCTTCAAGCATAACCCTTAGCTTTTCAGATACAGTTAAATTAATTTGTCCAAAGCCACTATTCTCGTACAACTTTGCTAAATCTTGCATTTTTGTATCTTGAACTACAACAACATCTTTTTCTTGTTGTTGTTTTATTTCCTTTACTTTACTTTCCTTTACTTTACTTTGTGCATTAATGTCTACATTAACTCCCTTTGCTTGTGCATTAATGTCTACATTATGTTCACATTTATTATTTTTTATAATATATAAAGTAGGTTTTGACGTTTTTCTTCTTTTTGTAGCTTCAAAATAGTTCTCTTGAATTTTTTTGCTAGTTAGAACCTCAGCCGAATGAAACAGGGCTTTATCAAAAAACTCCCATAACACCAAGCGGTCTACAACTCGCTCTATTAATTCTTTACTTACTCCAGGTAGTCTTTTTAGGAGTTGGGCTTTCACAAGTTCATTCCATACAATGAAATATCCATTCTTGTATATCGCACATAACAGTTTTACTACTGTGATTTCACCCTTAATTCCAAACTCACCTGAAATAGCTTCTATCTTTTCATCTTCAAAAATATCTACGTCTAAAGGAAAATAATCCAAACCATCTTTAGGAGGTCTTGCCACGCTATCACTCTCCTTCTATATCTTGTAGGGGAGCTTAACTCCCCCTTATTTAAAATGGAATATCCTCATTATTTATTTTGTAAAAACCCTCGTTCTCAGATTCGATTTTTTCATTATCTCTATCGCTCTTAACTTCAACAAAATTAATACTCTCTACAACTACATCAGTTGTATAAACTGTTTTTCCATCTTTATCATCGTATCTTCCGGTTTGAATATGTCCTGCAAGAGCGATTCTCTCGCCCTTTTTAAAATAGTTGGCAATTGTCTCAGCAATTTTGCCCCAAGCTATACATGAGATAAAATCAGCCGTAGGTTGGTTATTACGCTCTGCATCAGCTCTTTTATCCTTAGATAACTTCCTGTTTACAGCAAGAGTAAATCTAACTACCGCCGTTGCATTTTTTGATGTATATCTTAGTTCCGGCTCCCTTGTAAGTCTTCCCATTAACGTCACATTATTCATTAATTACTCCTTAAAATGGTAGGTCTTCATTCTTTAGATCAAAGAATGTTTCTTCTTGCTCCGCTTCATGCACTTCTTCTTTTTTTGGTGCTTCTTTGTTCGCTTCTAATAACATTGCAGCACCTTCTCTAAGCGTTAAATCTTTTGCATTTTCTGAAATCCACTTAATATAGCCTTTGTCAGAGTTTATTATTTCTCCTAGTGTCATTCCTTTGTGTTTTCCAAAATTCACTTTAAATCTCTTTGCATCTTCACTATTCATGTTGTCAATTTTTTCAGCTTGTGCAAATTGCTTCATGTCTTCTATGTCTTGAGTAAAGACTTCGCTTAGACTTGCTACAGTTAAAGTTGCATCTACTTGCGCTCTTTTCTTAGCCATCTTTAATATAGTGTTTACCTGGCTGTATATTTCATCATTTTCAACTCTAACTTTGCCCCAATTGTTTGCCTTTAAAGTGTTTGGATCTATTCCTATTGGAACATCTTCCGGACGTACCCATCTGTATCTATACTTATCTTCCTTGCTGTTGCAATTGCCCAAGCCTTCTGTTATCTTTGCTCCATTCTTAGATAGAATACATCTGACTGTATAAGCGAATACTCCATTTTTCCAATCTTCTATACTGTCTACAATTTCATATTCACTTGTTAAACCGAACATCATTAATATTTTTTCTGCTCCAGGTTTTAAAAGTGTAGGTTTTTGTGTTCCTGGTATCGTGTCATAATCATGGCCACCTTTTAAAGTTCTTTGGATAACTGCTTGTACACTTGCTACTTTATTTAAGCTAGCTGATACTGCATCAAGTTCCACTGCATCTATTAAGTTCATTAATTCGTTATTCATATTCGCACCTCTTATCTAATTCTCAAGCTTTCGCTACTCTCTAAAGTAGCTGCATCAGCATAAAGACCGTCTTTAACTGCATTCTTTAGTTCTGTCTTGTTTAGTTTTCGTTCAATAATAAAGAATTCCTCTGGCACTTTAGATTCATCAATTATCTTTAGCGACGGAGCATTTTTTTGAATGTTGAAGGAGAATAAAGTGGTTTTTATCTTCTTCTTATCCACTAACAACATCTGCTCTTGAAGGTAAGCTTTTAGATTCTTACTTCTGTTCTCTAATGCTTTCCTTTTTTCAGCTAATCTGGTCTCTTCATCTTTAAGCGCTATAGCTTCTGCATCCATAGTCTTTAGCACCTTTGCAATGCCGTCCGCTTTCTCTTCAATTGCATCTTCAATATTTGTAAGATGTGCTTTTAGTTCGTCTCCTTCTAAATCCATGTCTAAAAGACTGTTGTAGATATTTGTTAACTCGTATAACTTCATTTATATTTCCCTCTCAATCAATTCTTTACTAAGTTCTGCGTACTCTCTCTTATATTCCTTAAGCTTGGCTTCAAGCTCTTCACGGCTGTATAGTAGCCTTTCAACGTCTTGAATGTTCCTTAATAATTGTCCTAGTCTTTCGTAAATTTCCATAACTACACCCTTTCAAAAGAATATCTATCTGTGTATAAATCGTTCTTCAATATGCACTCTTTATGTCCGTTGACTTTGAGTAAATAAAACTCTTCATACTCTTCAACAACATTTCCCATAAACTTTCTAAAACGATTCTTTCCGGGTCCTGGATTGTACTCTGTAAATTTAAACTTTTCTCCTACTCTAAGTGGTTTAAAGAAAACATCTTGTTGATGCTTGCTATATCCTAGTTTCATTATTTCTCCCTTTTATGCTATAATTAGCATAGATATATTTACTAAGTCCTTTAAATGCTTGCCGGCTTTATTAGGACTTTTTTTAGTTATAACTTCCATTTCTATATACTCTCCATCACTCCGCACAGATAGATAAACATTAAAAACCCAACTATCACTTTTAGATTTTGCCAAAAAGGAGCCCTAAAATTTATAATGTTTCTTCCTTTTCTGTCAACTAATTGCATCTTCTATCTCCCCCAAATACTCCTTTACCTTCTCCGGATAAATAATATAGCTGTACTTCTTATTAGTTTCATTTGTTTTAAATGCACTACCAAAAGGTAATATCCCTCTCTGTAACCCCACTCTAATAGTCTGTGGAGTTTTATTTAACATTCTTGCTACATCTGTTACAGTCATCTTCTACCTCCTATCAATATTCTTCTGAACCCACAACTTCATTTCCCCTGCTGCTATAACAATCTTGTCTAAAGTGTCTATGAAACTATCAAACCTTTCCTTTTCTGAATCATCTATAATCCCATCACTGGTTATATCTAGAAGTTCATACTTTGCTTCATCTAAATTTTTAATAGCAGACAAAGTTTTTATAGTTATTCTGTCTAAATTCTCTATCTCTAATCTATCAACACAACTACACCCAATAGGACATTCATCAGTACAATACCTATTAAGCAGCTCCGGAGCATTGTAAAGGTCCGCCATTAAAACCACCTTGTCCGGCTGAGGACACTTCACAATACCAAGCTCATAATCAGCCAAAGTCGAAGCATGAACACCTAACATCTCAGCAGCACTCTCTCTACTCTTAAGCTTTTCATTATATCCACTAGCCTCAATACGAGCCTTGTAATAAATATTATTCTTTGCAGACCTCGCATCTCTTCCCATTCATCCACCCCCTTATTTCTACTATATAGTAAAAAACATCAACGGTTTAGATACTCCAGTTTCTAATCCTGATAACAGTTCAAATAACAACCTAGGTTAATCTTAGTAAGGTCTACACTCTACTTTTATATCATCTCTATAGATAATGTCCTTTGATGTTATAGAACAAACTAATTCATCTTCCTTAAAAACATCAATCTGCTTTATTTTCAATCCATTCATTACCAAAGGTTCAGGATACATAAATGAATTTATATTCTCCCCACACTCACTAAAAACCTTTTCGAACTTTTCCATAGTTTTACAACTAATTTCAACCCATTCTTTGAGAATATAGTATAAATGTGAGTACGATATCCCTACACTCTTAGAAAAATCTAAATTACTTTTGAAATGTTTATTTATAAACTCTTGCAACATTTCTCCATCAATTTTTCTACCTTTCACATCCTCACCCCCTATATCTAATGTATATTCATCTAGCCAATCCCTATTTTTTAACATCATTTAAAAAGCTATACTAAATACAAGCTCTCCACTTACCACAAGTTAACAATTTGATATAATCACCTAAAGGAGGTGATTATAAATGAGAAAAGTCAACTTTGAATTTAATACAACTGAAGCTTTTATGGTTTATGACCTTATACTAAATACTTATGAAACTCTTAAAAAGAATAAAGATAAAGGATATAAACTATATGAGCCTCTACTAAAAACTATTGAAGAACAATATCCTTCACTAAAGGAACATAGAGAAATAGTAAAAACTATTGATTAAAATATTTCTCCCCTGATTGTTTAAAATGGCTTTGAATTTCATATAATTTCATTCCCTCAAAACGCACTAAAGGGTTCAAAGTTATTTCCCTTTGCTCTGTATTACTCACAATAATACGGAGCAATTCCTTTATTTCTTTTAGTTCATTTAGTATTTCTTCATCCATAAGCCACCCCCTTACTTCGATTTAACCTTATCTCTCAACTTTTCTAAAATTAAAGCATTTTTACTAATAGCTTTATATTTACTCTCTTCCTTTAACTTTTCATCTAACCATTTAGGCAGTCTTAAAGTTGTAGTCACCACTTCTTTTGACTTCATTTTGAATTCACCTCAAATAAGTTATATCACGAATTCATTTTGAAGTCAATATATTTCCCGAATTATTTTTGATAGTATAATGACATCATAAGGAGTTGATAAAATGGACGAAAATATTACATTCACTTTTAGAACAACAAGAGAAGTCATAAATAAAATCAAATACATTGCAGAAAGTAATGGGCGTTCTGCTAACAAAGAAATTGAGCAACTAGTTATTCAAGCCATTAAAACTTATGAAAAAGAAAATGGAGAAATTTCAGAATAATCTTTAATCAATTCAGAAATTATAAATTGATTCACTGTCTTATTTTCTTTCTTTGCTTTGATTTTTAAATCTTCTTTAAAGTCTTTATCACATCTAAGGGTAAAGACTTTTCTTTTTTCTTTCTTTTTCACACCTTCACCCCCTACATTAAATAGCTATTTGTTTATTCAGTCCCTATTTTTTAACACCCTTTAAAAAGCTATACTAAAAACAAGTTAACAATTTGATATAATCATCTCGAGAGGAGGTGATTATAAATGGACAGAATCGATACGCTTAATTTCCCTGACTTATCCAGCTTGTCTGACTTAACAACTGCTGATATGGCTAGTGGAATGTATAAAAGAATTCAATCTCAAATTAACGATTTATTATCTGAAATTAATTCAGACGAACACATGCTAGCCACTATCGATAACCTAGCAATAACAGATATTGGATATCACAATCCTCACATACTTATCTTTTATTGCATAGATTCTCAAGGAAATCAGGTTCGAAAATTGATTCATATAAACTCGTTAAATATGGATTTAACTGTTTACAAAGAACAGGATTTCGAGAAATCAAAAAGACCAATAGGGTTTTTAGGAGAAATTGATTAATATTCATTAATTCTTCTAAATTTTGATTCACCTGTTGGAGCAGGTGAATCATTTTTTTATCATTTTCACCTAAATTGTTTATAAAACTTTCTAGTCTTTCGACTTGTATATTAAATTGATCATTACTCATATGCATCTCCTTACTTCGATTTAACAATTAATTATTGTTTTGATAGTCGTATTACAATCTCCTTTACTTTGATTTGCTGATAGCAAATTTAATAGGTAAAAAAATATCATTAATATTTACATTGAGTATATTAGCTATCTTTTCAGCCGTATTTTTAGGAATATTTCTTTTCCCAGTCTCATACTGGCAATAAGTAGATACTGCTATATTAAGGTTTTTTGCCATATCTTGCTGTGATAATTTATGACTTTCTCTAATTGATTGTAAACTCATGTAGCACCCCCCTTTATTTGCTATCTGTGAACTATATTTAGATTATATATTCACATTTAGCAAATGTCAACAGTTTATTTTACTATTTGTGAAATATTTTATATTTCGTTAACTTTTGTTGTATAATGTTCTCAAATCGTGAACATATTGAGGTGAATTTATGGATACTTTAGCTAAAAGAATTAAAAATTTAAGAGAAGAAAAAGGTCTATCTCAAAAAGAGTTGGCTAATTATCTTAATATAAGCAACTCTACTTTATCTCAATATGAAAGTGGAGTTCGAGTTCCTAGTGATGACATTAAAATAAAAATAGCCCGATACTTCAACGTCACAACAGACTATCTTTTAGGAAATTCAAACGTCAAACAACTAAGCAGAAAAGATGAAATAGACATACAAAAAGACCTAGAAGAAATGAAAAAAGACATGACCAAAGGAACTCTAAGGCTATCCCTAGACGGAGAAATAGTTGATGACGAAATCAAACAATTTATCCTAGATAATATGGAAAATACACTAATCCTAGCCAAGATAAAAGCCAAAGAAAAATTCAATCCAAACAAAAACAAAAAGTGATTAAGGTGATACTATGGAAAAAGTATATAAAGTGATAGAAATCTTAAATTCAAATGAATTAATTGTAAATTATGGACAATCTGATGGTGCAAAAGAAGGTAGAAAGCTAAATATTACTGTTACTGGAGAAAATGTAATAGATCCTGAAACAAATAAAATTTTAGGAACTCTTGATATTATCAAACAAGAATTAGAAGTATATAAAGTTTATTCTAATTTTTCTATTTGTCGTCATATAACATATGAACAAAGAGATTATTCAAAACCTTTCGGAGTTAAAACTAAAACGGTAGAAATAACCCATCCCCTAAACATAAAAAAAGATGATGCTACCAATAGATGGCCTACGACTATTCCTCCTGTTGAAGTTGGAGATGTAGTAAATATTTTATAAATTACATTATTTTTTGTTGATTTTTCAAAACTTATTAAGTATAATGATTAATATACGGGGTAGGGTATAGCCTTACCATCTGCAGAGACCTGACATTATACTTATGTATTTTGTCAGGTCTTTTGTTTTGGTGAAAAATGCAATACGATAAACCATTTAAAACTTATAGTGAACAAATAGAACATTTAAATATAGAATACAACTTAACAATAGATGATATTGAACTTGCTACTGCTCTACTCTCTACTTTCTCATATTATGATTTAATAAATGGCTACAAAGATTGTTTTATGGTTAACAATAAATATATAACCGGAACTACAATTGAAGATTTATACGTTTTCAATCAAATTGACAAGGATATTCAAAATCTTTTGTTTAAATACAGTGTTATAGTTGAAAATAGATTTAAAACTATTCTTGCATATCATGTAAGTAAACAATTTGGAGTTGATATTTCTAATTATGTGTCTTTAAACGTTTTAAATCATAAAAAAGCTTATGAATCTAAGAAAGTTATTGATGATTTAAATAAAATTACTACTTCTACATATTGTCAACAACCTACAAAGCACTATCGCGATTTTAAAAATCATATACCCGCTTGGATATTGTTCAAAAACGCAACTTTTAGCACAACAATAAATTATTTTATGCTACTTAGTCTTAATTTACGAAACCAAATTTCACAAGATTTATATACTAGAAGTTACGATTGTAGTGATGAAGAAATGTTAAATTTCATAACTTCTTCATTAAAGATTGTTAAAAAGTTTAGAAATGTAATAGCTCATAATTTAAAATTTGTATCTACTCGTTCTAAAGACTTCTTGATATTAAAACATTTATCCAAAGAGTATAGTGGCAATCTTATATTAAGGTCTGATAACAACAATAACATTGGTAAAAATGACCCTTACTCAATGATAATAGCGTTAATAACTTTACTAAATGAAAATTTTTTAATCCAAAATTTCATAAATGACTTTGGACGATTATTATATGTTTTAGAAGATAGCTTCGGAAAAACTTTAATTCAAGATTATTTTAAGCATTGTCATTTGCCTAATGATTTAGAAAAACGTCTTAAAAATTATTTAACCAAAATACAAAGCAAAATTTAATATTTAAGGTAGTGATCTATACTGCCTTATTATTTTTAAATTCACATAGAACATAGGTTCATAAATATACTTAATAAGAGAGAATACTATGGAAAATATAAAAATAAATAGAATTATTAAAACAATATATAAAAAATATGGCACTAATCCATTTGAAATATGTAAAGAAAAAGATATTCTATTACAGTTTATAGATATGCCATTTACCTTAAAGGGATATACAACAACTAAATACAGAACAAAAATCATATTTTTAAATAGTAAAAATACAGAATTTGAAAATGAGTTTACCTGCTTACATGAATTAGGCCATATATTTTTAAAGCATCACGATAATATACTTTTTAATCAAACCTGTACTTTACACAACAATATCAAAGAAGAAACTGAAGCTAATTTCTTTGCCACTTCAATGATATTAAAAAAATATGATATATCCTCTTTCGCTGGCTTAAGTATAAAACAAATATCTTTTTTGACTGGCATTGAAGAATATAACTTAAACCATTACTTTAAAAACAATAATTTAGGAGGTTAAAATGAAACGAGCAAATGGTATGGGAAGTATTATAAATTTAGGGAAAAATAGAAGAAGACCTTATGCTACATTAGTAACTACAGGCTGGGATGAAAATGGAAAGCAGATAAGAAAATATATTGGATACTCAAAAACTAAAAAAGATGCTGAAATGCTTCTTTTAGAATACTATAAAAACCCGGCTGTCTTAAATAAGGCAACTTTAGAAAACATATATGATCTATGGTCTAAACAACACTTTTTAACTATAGGAGAAAAAACAATCTCCGGTTATAAAGGCGCTTGGAAAAAACTTTCTGTATTGATAATTTATCATAACAAGTGCAACATAAATAAACTCATAGCTAATCAGCTGTGTTAA